TTCACTGATTGCAGTTGCTAAGTAGTTTTGTGATTCAACAAGTTGCGCTGAAATTTCAGTAACTTGATTTTCGGTTTCGGCAAGAATCGCTTCCAAGCCTGTAACCTTTTCAACAAGTGCTGCGTCCGGTCTGAATTTGTCGAGAATGCTCATCACATTTCTTTTCGTGTCAAAAATTTTATCTGCAAATCCCATCTCGACCGCTTGTTTTGCGCTCATCCATGTCTCTTTTTTCATGAGCGCGCGGATCTCATCTTTTGGCATTTTTGTTTTTTCGGTGTAAATCTCCGCCAGTTCGTCGCTGATGCTTTCGAGTAACTCCGCGTATCGCGCCAGCGTTTCAGCGTCGCCATGCGCCGCGCCGCTTGCTTCATGAATCATGATTTTTCCATTGCTGGCAATTTCCACTTTGTCCGCGCCCATAGCAATGACGCTGCCCATTGAAGCGGCCAGCGTGTTGATGCGCGCCGTCACGTAAACGCCGCGTTCACGTAGTGATTTTAGCTCGTTGTAAATCCTGCCGCCTTCAAAGACGCTGCCGCCGCCGGTGTGGATTTCGATTTCTAGGGTATCAACTGCGTTGTCAGCACAAGCGACAATCTCGCCAAATGCGTAGTGGTTTTCTACGGCTTTCATGCCGTAAACTTTCGAGATTTCCTCAATCACTTTGTCCACGCTGAACTTGTCCACGTGGTCGTTTAGCTTCACCTTTGCCGCTTTGTTTTCGATTGTGATCATGTTTTCGAGTTGTTTTGATTGTTGATTTGCCCATGATTTGCCGGGATCGCCGCCCCATAATGCCCATGCGATTCGCCCTGCTGACGGATAGCCTTCTTCTCCTGGTCTGAATCCTTGTGCCTCCTTGTCAATTTCGTGCCTTGCAAAGTAGCTTACCATGCGCCGGATTGTGTCCGGTGATAGATTTACACGATTGCTAATATCACGCGCCCTAGCAACTCCAACAGCAGTCCCCCCTCGGTTGTATTCTGCACGCCAAGCCAATCCTTGACGCGCTTCATCTGCCATTTCTGCCGTTGGTTTCATTATACTTCAACTGCTGCGACCATAACCAAAACGGATGCAGTGTTTGCTTTTGCGTAAAGAGTCGCCGAGGATGGCGTAAATAGACATGAGAGACCGGCTAACAATTTGATTTTGAAAACGGTCAATCCAGAGTCACCGCCAAGCTCGATATAATTAGTTGCATCAAGGTTTTTGATCATGACCTGCTGCGGCGCTCCTGTGATGTCGCCAAATGTCACCACCTCCGCGGTCGTGCCGATGTTCTGCGTGTTTTGCATCATGTCGCTTCCGGTCATGTCTGCGACCATGTTTGACGATTGATTGATGATTGCGCCGTTTTTTACGGCTTTCAAATTGCATGAAAATGTTACTTCGTTCGCCATATTATTGTGCTGCTGGTTGTTGTGTTTCGTTTGGTGTCAACATTGCCATTTCTCGATCTTCAATTCTGATTCCGAGATTAGATTCGTTGATTGCTTTTTGCTTTGTTTTTTGTTCCACCAAATAAGCTATGCGCTCGTTTAGGTGTTCATCAGTAGATTTGCCAAGATAACCAAGCACATCCTGAGGATTCAAGAATCCGCTTTTCCACATTTCGATCAATTCTTTCGAGACTCGGCCATCGTCGATTGTGATTTTTTTAGGATATGTAAATTTCCATTTATACCAGTTTTCAGCAATTGGCAGTCGGCCAAGATTGACAAATTTTGCCGTAACGTAATTGATGATTCGGTTTGCGGCGTATTCCAGTAAATCTTGCCTATCCTCGACCGCACGTTGCGCCCTACCGAGATCCGCGCGCTCCGCGGTTCCTTGCCCGGTTGCGTGCCACACCATCGAATATGGCCAGTTGATTCCGGCAAGCGCCTTGCGGTAAATCCGATTCTGAAACGATTCCCACATATCGCCAGGCCGATCGTTTTTGATTGTTTCTAGTTTGCCGCCGCTTTTTGCCGCGAAATACTTTACCTGACCGCCTTGATACGTTTCGGTTATGATTCCGCGCTCTGGGGTCGTCGCGTCGCCATTGATCACGTTTTGATTGTCATCGATGTCGGGTAATCCCGTTTCGTTTGTCTCAATCATCGCGATGGATGAAAGCATGAGCTGCGCATATCTCTCCCATTCGTGCGATTGCAAGGAGTCGCGCAGGTCGTTTAGCGCGTGCGTAAATGCTGGCAATCCTCGTCCTTGCTCTTGCCATGACGGATCGAAAATGTGAATTACATTTTGCGAATCCAAGTATTGCAACAACTCGCCTCTTTGATCATTGAAACAATAAGCCAGGGGAGCGCCGTTGGAATAAATGATTCCATCAATTAGGTTTTTTCCTTTGTGCGTTCCGCTTGTAATTTTTCCATCAGGCATGCCGTTTGGGTTGGCAATTCGATGGCTGGGTATTTGCTGAATCTTAGGATAATCGTTATCGGTTTTGGTAAGCAAAATAAATGCTTCGCCGTCCCGATCCACCGCGCAAGACGTTGTGTAAAGGTTTGTTTGAAACGTGTTTTGACCGCCTCGGACGTCGCAGATTTTATACCATTCATCATTGATTAAATTTTCAGCTTGTCTGGCAAATTCTCGATCTGTCGATTTTGATTGCGCCTGCCATGAGCGGCCAACCGAATACATGGCTTTTTGCTGAATCGCCCCAAGCAAAATTCCTTCGTTCAAGTATAGCCTGCGAGAAAATGAGACAAGCGTTTTTCTATCGCGCGCCGGAACAAGTTCGCCAATGTCGCGCATTGGCGTAGGCTGCCACGGCCTCGATGTCGTTTGCGTGATCGCTCCTTGCGCTTGTTTGTAACTATTCCCGAATTGATCAACAATCATAGTTTTGCATGGTTCCTATTGTTTTTGATGCAGGTCTGACTCCAAGTCGGATCCAGTTGATCGCCGTGTTTAGGATCGTGATGCGTGTTGTTTCGGGCATTGAAACAAGGACGGAGTAGCTGATTCCGTTTTTTTGTGAATTGGTCAGCGTGTTGCCGCCGCCTTTTGAAAGCATGCCAGTTAGGGCCTCGGTCCTTGCATCGACAAGCGCGCCCAAGATTGTTGGATCGTCTTGCGCTGCGTCATAATACGCCTGAATCAGCGTTTTAGGCGATACATCCATGCAAGATGTCCCGTGTCAAATATCATTCTTCTGTATCGTGCTGCGTCCCGATTATGCCAAGCATTGAAGCCAGGACGGTTTGCATGGCTTCGCAGTCGGTCGCGTGGTTGTCGTTGTGCTTTTTTTTCCACACTGCCGTCTTGCCCTCGCCGCGTCTGACTTCTGCATCAATCTGCCGCAAGTATTCACGGCCTGCATCTTCTGGAATTTCCCAGCTTACTCCTTTTTGGTTTCTAAGCTGAAATAAAATGTCCTTGTGCGCCAGGTTCGACCAAAAACAAACCATTGTTTTTTTACCATCCGAGGCGTTGACATTCTGATAGCGTGAATATGATTTGTATATTGGCTTGCCCGATTTTGTTGGATGCGGGTAATTGTCGCGCTGGTCGCCGCGTAGTGCGAGCCAGCCGTATTGTGCGCAGCGTTTGTAAACCTCGTCCTTTTGATAGCCGCAGTCGATTTGCGTCTTGCGGTTCTCGACTTTGTATTTTTCTTGAATAACCTTTACGCGCTCCCATGTGTCGATCTTTCCGAACCACAACATCCGGCTGCTTCCGTCGTTCGACCATGCCCGAATGACCGCCCAGAAGTGATCTTGCTGGCGGTCGATCGTCATAAATCGATGCGTTTCATCTTCCCACTTCTCACCATCATCGTATTCTGCCAGACTGTATCCGCTGCCGGTCAGGATCGCGCGGTTGTCCTCCTGCTCATCGCTCCAGAAATCGGCCAAGCGTTTTTGAATAAACTGCCGCAACAAATCCAGATTGCCCCGGTTGACTTCGTCCATTGCCTCGCAACGCTCGATCACGAGTCGCCAGAGTGGAAGTCTCCAGTTTGCCAACGCGCTGTAATGGTAGCCTTTTGAATCCGGCATGCCATCGGTCTGCTGAATGTATTTTCCAGCGGTCGCAAGTTGGCGTCGAACCTGCGGCTTGTCATCTATGTGGTAGTCACAATCAGCATTCGAGCATTTGATTCGGGCCGTCTGAGCCATCGTGACGCGATCCGCGATGGAGTCATCGTAAACCACATTCTCCCATCGCCAGCCCTGCCATGTCTCGCACGCTGGGCAGCAGAAAGAGAACTCATGCTGTGAAGTTGCCGCCCATTTCTTGTGCCAATCATCACCAACGTAGCCACCCTGACTGAGCAAGTAGAACTGCCGGTTCCAGCGGTCGTGCAGTCGCCCTTGCGCCTCTCGGATCATGCCTTTGTCCCATGTCCAAACCTCGTCACACAATACGCGGCGCATCGACTTTGCTTGCAGTCCTGAGATGTTCGCGCCTGTCAGAAACATGGACATGTGCGGGAAGATGATCGCGTCCTTGCGTAGCTTGTGCCGGTGCTTTCCGGTTGGCAAAAGTGATGCTGTTTCCTTGGTGTTTCGCAAGGTGTATTGCATGCGCGTTTCGCTCCAGTCTTTAATGTCAGCGTCGGTCTGCCCTACAATCATTGTGCCGCCTGGATCTTCGGAGACGATGAAAGCCAACGCCGCCTCGATCATCGTGGTCTTGCCAGTGCCTACGGGAGCAAGCAAGCAAACTTCTTTTGCGTCAATGTCAGCAAAGGCGTCGAGCGGTTCTTTCAGCCATGGCGCGGAGTCCGCTTCGTAGGTTGGCGAGAGTCCTTCGTAGAGTGACACCCTGCCAGTTGCCCATTCGCTCGGTGTTGTTTTTGCCGGTGGACGGCACGCGGATCGGAATGCTGAGAATAGGATCTCTGTTTTATTCATCTACCGCATGCGCGGTGTCAATCAACAAGCCACAATTCCGATTCTGTTTCGCTCAGTTCTGTGAGTAGCTTCTCCGATGACTCGCCGATGATCTTCGCCATTCGGCTCGGTGATTGCCCCTCCAATGCCGGCGGTAGGTCGGCTTGCATGCGCATGATCCCTGCGCGTATTATACTGCCTAGTTTTGTGAATGCGTCTTTCACGTCGATCATGCTGATATAACTTGCGTTTAGCACTTCGAGCTTTTGCGCGGAAAGCAATCCGTCAATCTGAGTTTTAATTCGCCGCGCCTCTTTCTCATCGAGAGTGCGAAGCAATGCTACTTTGAGCGCTGCGATGTCAGGCGTTTCCTCTGCTTGATCTGTTGGCGTAAGGTATTCAGGGTTTATTCCCTTTGGCGTTCTTTGCAGTTTGGCAACATGCGCCTTTACGCTCTCGTCATCCTCGATATTGCACCCGTCATTTTCCCAATGTGCCAGCGTCGAAGTGTTCACGCCAATTGCCAAGGCACGACTGCGCATTATCTCCATGCGCGTTGTTTTCGGTCTGCCCTTTGGCAATTTTTTATGTTTGTCTGACATGAAATGCTGTTTTACCCGCAGTTAATGAAAAAAAGTTGTCATAAGCACAAGGCGCGATGAATCCATCAC